TAAACCCAAAATCGAAATCGTCTGCCATCTTTACCTATTTAGTTTATTTCTGTTTTCATCCACGAACTTTTGCGGCTAAATCTTTATCTGCCCCACCCCACGTTCCTTTACTTTTTGTAACGAAACTATTAACTCTTGCAAATGCCCATTGTTGAGCAGTAGCACCTGGCCGATGTCCTGACTTGTATGCAGCCATACCTCTATCGTAAACTTGTTTTAATATACTGTAAGAAATTCCTGTCTTTTCTGCTTTATTTTTTAATCCCTCAATTTGTGCTTCCCCAAACATCTGATCATATTTCTTCGTGTGTTTTGAGGGTTTAGTTTTAGCAGAAGCATCGCCAGGAGCTGGCCCCTTCTTTCCTTTTTCAAAATGTCTAGCACGTGCCTTTTTTGTTGACTTCGCCATATCTCCAGCGTAGTATTTTTTGGGTTGAGTTCCTTCTCTATCCTTGATTTCTTTATCTTGAGCAACCTCACCTATGATGTGTTCTTTGAATGTTTTCATTTACCCAATTCTTTCTTTGCAACTTCTCTTGTGTATATCTCTAAATCTATAGCTGCATCCCATATTTTTGTTGGCCACCCTTTAGACTTTGCAAACTCCATCAATTCATCTTGATAATCATGTTCTGATGATTCGTCTGTCACGCGCTTCGGCAATTTAAACAAGTGCATCTTCTTAACATTAATGTTATTGACTATTTGTTCATCCCACGAATAATCACTTTGCCTTTTCTTTGCATAACTTCTCATAACAGAACTAAAGGTATCAATGTTTTTCTTGATAACACTTTCCATTCCATCCATATAGTCTCTTATTATTAGACTCATTGTTTTTCTGTCAACTTTTCTTGGGGCCATGTGCCATATTTGAAATATTGTTGAATAATCTTGAAACTCCCCTCTAGTAAGATATTTTGGAACTAAAGCTGCGAACATCTTTTCAAGATCCCGTTTTACTTTACCAAAATTTGTGCTTCTAGAAGTTTCTTCAAGGTCAGCTATGGTTATCCATCTTCTACCCCCCTTGTCTACATAACTCATCACATCACCTTTAGCAGACAAGAGAACATCTGCATCCATCTCTAATACTGCACGACCTCCACCACCTTGAGTAGCAATACCAATTTCCATATACCTAGATTGCATTGAGAAAAATCCAGATATTTGTGTTTTCTTTCCTTGAAGTTTTGCTACATTCTTAACACCTTCTGAATCAGTTGTATGAAATACTGTTGCTCTAATGTTGTCGGGCCATATCCTTTTATACATGGATGATGATATAGGAATCATCAATCTGTTATACTCTGTTATTTTTGGCATGAATAGCATATCAGATAAACTTGATTTAACTATTCTTTCATTTAAATATTCTTCTTTTAGACTTGGATCGTGTTCTGCTGCAATTTTTACGAAAGTCTGGAACATTGTCATATACTTCTGCCACTTCAAAGGGTCAATTCCTTTTTGTTGTGCTTTTACGAGAGCGGCAGTCGCAACATCTCTAGATACCTTTAACTTTTTGGATATCTTAGATATTATTTCTGAATATTGTTTAAACTTTATCACAACTTTATCCTTTGAATTGTTCTATCTATGTAATCTGCCAAATCTCCATTATCAGTATATAATTCAAATGGAAATCCTTCTATATCATCATCATCTTGAAAATCTTCTCCAAATTCTTGACCTATATGGACTTTCTTTATCTTGAAATTATTGACCACCAATTCATCCCACATTGGGCGATCACCACTATCTGGATCTGGTTCTTGTATTCTTATCTTAGTATAATCCGTGAGTAACGACCCTAATACTTTAGAATGTTTTTTCATAATCTTTTCCATTCCATCAATATAATCTTTGATGATTAATGACTTTTCTTTTCCACCAACCGATTTTCCAAGATATCCCCAAGCCTTATTGATGTTTGGTACTGGTGTAATATCACTATGATCTACAATAATGTTTACCAACATTTCAGATATATCCTTTTCCATTCCCTTGAGTTTTGAACCACCTCCCAAGCCAGGGTCTGGATCAGTAGGTTTATTCATGAGTGAACTTAATGTCACCCACCTTCTGCCTGTTTTATCTGGTTGACTTGAAATATCATCTTGTGATGCAATAAGAATATCCGCTTCCATCTCTATAACATATCCACCTTCCGACTTAATTCCAGTTTCAATAACAATAGGTTCGATATTAAAGAAAGCAGAAATCGATCTTTTTCCTCCTTGCATCTTTTTTAATTTTTCAAGACCAGCATAATCAGTCAAATGAAATACTGTTGTCCGAACTGGTTTCGGCCATATCCTTCTCATTATTGCGGGAGACAATGGAATCTTTAAATCTTTAAACCCTGCTCTTGGCAGATCAAACAACATAGTAGATAGACTCTCAGTCCATGCTGGTTTTCCTGCTATCTTAAATGGATTTACACCAATTTCTGCAATGTATTGTTTAAATCGTAGCAACCGAATCTCCTACTTTGCCCGTCTTGTTTGCAATCGATACATGGAATACCCTTTTCGGATCTGGATCTGATTGAAGTAAATCTGTAACATAATCCTTGAGTTTTCTTTGTTGTTTAACTTTCATGTACCAAGAAATTCTACCAGATGATTCTATCTTCTTTGGTTCTTCAAACTCTAACTGAAAATCTGGATTGTCAAACTTTACACCCTTGAATTCTGAACTTATCTTTTTCCATCCAGGCCCCCCTGCAAGAGTGATGTGTAACTTATCATCTCCAATCGATTTCATGTCTGGATTCTTTTGGATTAACTTATGTCTAACCGATCTGATAAACTTGACTTCTCTTGGATTTGGATAATACTTTAAAATACTTTCTGCTTCTACTTGTTCTGCGATGTATTTTTTAAAAGATTTCATTAGTTATCTACCTTTGCTCCCGCTCTCCATTGATAACAACTCCAATACCTTGCTTTCCACTTCGGGCCTGGGTTATCACAATTATGTCTTGCACGAAATGATTTCCTTCTTGCAGGGTCATCTCGTTTAATCTCCATATTTGGATCTCCAAATCCCACCTTGACTACATTACCCTTTTCATTCTTCACATAGACATAGAACTTTTTCTTTCCGTCACTTGAACGAGTTGGATCATTGAGTTTGACCTTCTTACCTTGATATTCGGACTCTTCTACGATATGGTCATAACAATCATCACAACAAACTTCTTCTATTGCAAGAACCTTCGTATAATTAGGATTAAATTCAATCTTCCTGAGTTTCCACTTCTTTTTCGCTAGTGCTATCAAATCTTTATTCGGTAATAATCTACTTACACCTCTTAACCAATTATTAACTTGAACTAAAGTAGCTTTATCGTAAAATGCTTCTGTAAATTCTTTAAACGTTTTCATCACACCTCTAACTTTTGGTTACTTGTTTTGAAATCTTTCTTTCTCATCACCGTCTTCGCAACAAGGTCAAGCATTCCACTTCTATCAAGGTTCAGAACAAATGGCATATTGACATCCGTTTCCATATCGTGTATTACTGCTTGTGCATCAGCGCCCATCTTAGGTATTTTCTTACCATACTTTTTGTAAGTCAAACGGAACAATCGAATGAGTTCAGCAGAAGTAATTGGTTTCTTGTTTCGTTCATCATTGACTCTATCAAGGAAATGTCTGGTGAACTCCACATCAATTCCTACTGCTTTGAATAACCTATCCGCATATTTCTCTACTTGGTCAAGGTCACTCTTTGTAATATCTTCTGTGAATTGTTTAAACGTTTTCATCTTATACAGCACCAATTTCTCCACGAGCGGCGGAGTCCACCTTATCTTGACTCTTTGCCCACTTCTGTGCCTGAGCTTTATTTTTAAATCCATCAGAAACTGGCATCCATTTGTTTCTCCCTACATGACCCATTACATACCACTTCTTGTCGTTAGGGTTCTTGGAAACAATATACTTGGGATTTGCTTCTTCGACTTTTCTCTTAGAACCCTTCAGTCTACTTGCTTCTGCTCTTCCTCTATTCTTTCCCTCTTTTTCAAATCCTACAATCTTTCCATCTTTATGAGAAGCATCCTTACCATCACCATTTCCATAAGTACCTTTCTCACGATTGTACTTAACTAACTCTGCACGATATTTGATTCGCTCAGGAGAAGACTGAAACTTCTTGTACTCCGCTTTGTAGTCTCTAGTATATTCTTTGAATGTTTTCATTTTCTTGCCGTTTTTGCAATATATGCTTCTAAGTCTTCTGCTGTTGACCATATTTTAAAAGGTATTCCCTTTGAAAGTTCTTTTGGTTCTCTGGAAATTGCCCATTCTAACGCTTCCTCTAAGAAGTGGAACTTTTTAATTGAAATCTCATTAACTATCTGTTCATCCCAAGAGCCCATGTCTCCACTTTTATCTTTCATGTATCCATAAAAATTCTTTGATATCGCATCTTGATATTTTTTATTTTTAAGTATCGATTCCAATCCATCGAAATATCCTTTAATCAATCTCGCTTTCGTTTTTCCATCCGAATTGTTTCCATAATTTGACCATGCTTGAAGTGTTCCATCTATGTTAGAAGGATGTTTGACTTTTTCTTTTTTTAAGATATCCGATATCATTTTTTCAAAATCTTTTTTTATCTGAGCATGTATTGGTTGTACTCCCTTATTTTCCCCTGTCGCAACATCAAAAGCAATCCATCTCCTGCCTGTCTTATCTGGTTTACTCATAACATCTTCTTCACCAGAAAAGAGAACTTTTCCTTCCAACTCTGCAACAATAGCTCCACCTGACTGTACTCC